AGTGTCACTCGAATACTTAGTTTTAATGATACGAGCAGCGCGAGTATGTTTAGCGCTAAATATCAAATGTTTCTTAATGACGTATATGGTCTGAGAAACCCAGGTGGCATTATTAACTATGAGATGACAAGTCAATATATTAGTCTTGTGCAGAATATTATCACAGGTCATACTGGTCAATTAAGCTATGCTCGTCACATGGACACTCTTCAATTTCATGGTCTATTGCGAGATAAAACAAAAGTAGGTGACTTTATTATTATTGAATGCTATACGAGCGTCGATCCTAATGGCTATCCAGATGTTTATAATGACATGGCACTTAAAGAGCTGCTGACACTAATGATTAAAAAACAATGGGGTCAGAATCTTAGCAAGTTCGAAGGCATGCAATTACCAGGCGGTGTGACAATTAGTGGTCGTCAGATCTATGATGATGCTGTCACAGATCTCAAAGAACTTAAAGAAAGATTTGATCTTTTCTATAGCAATCCTGTTGACTTTTTTGTTGGATAAATTATGCCAGTTAATCAATATTTCCAGAATGGTCAGAGATCAGAAAAGGAACTCTATGAAAATCTAATCATTGAGGCCATTAAGATCTATGGCACCGACGTCTATTATATACCTCGTCATATTGTAACAAAAGATAATATCCTAAACGAAGATCTGCTAAGCAATTTCATCCATAGTTTTAAGATTGAAATGTATGTTGAAAGTATTGATGGCTATGAGGGTGATGGCAAGCTGCTTGGTAAATTTGGCCTCGAGATACGAGATCAGATGAATCTTGTTGTTAGCAAACGTCGTTGGATTCAAGGAGTTGGTCGTTATGGGTTTGGTGTTAATAATAATCGACCAACAGAAGGTGATCTTATATTCTTTCCGCTTAGTCCTATTAAAAAATTATTTGAAATCAAATATGTGGAAAATGAAAAGCCCTTTTTACAATTAAAGGATGCACCGATCTGGACACTCACATGTGAACTTTTTGAATATGAAAGTCAGAATATAAACACAGGTGTGCACGAGATTGATAGCATTGAATATAATAACAGCGATAGCAATATTTTTGAATATAATTCTACAACGGCAACTGGTGAGTTTCTTGCGGGTGAAAGCCTAACATTTACATTCTCTGGAACAAGTGGTCTTGTTAAATTCTACAAATATAAACTTGACGAAAATAAAAATCAAATAATTGTAGGTGTGCCAACCTTTACAACAGGAGCGCCTACCCAACTTGGTGTTGGCACTGTCTTTACTGGCACAAAATCAGGTGCAGTTGCAACAGTTATAGATAGCTATGTCATTGGTGATAATAACGATTTGCTATTCAACAATGATCGCATGAGTCAAAATAGCAAATTCAAACAAACAGCAATTGAAGAGGACTTTATTGATTTCTCTGAAGATAATCCATTTGGGGAGCCTAGTTAAGCCATGATGAGTCGCGAATATTATTATAACAAAACCATTAAAAAGACTGTAGCTATTTTTGGCACACTTTTTAATGATATAAAGATTGTACGTCCTGCTGAAAATGGAGCAGGTGTTGGCACAGTTCGTGTGCCATTAACCTATGCACCGATCGAACGCTATCTTTCTCGTATTAATGCTAAAGGTCCAGCTGATGCTATTAGTATCAAATTGCCTCGCATGGCTTTTGAAATAACAAGCATGAATCTTGACACAGAATCAAAGCTTAATCGCATGAATCGCACTGTACAACAAGACGGAGACAATGTTGTTAAAGTCTGGCAAGCTGTGCCATATATCCTAAACTTTAGTCTTAGCATTATAAGTCGCGGTCATGACGAGGCAATGCAAATTGTTGAACAGATCTTGCCATATTTCAATCCAACATATAGTGTTACTGCAAAGGGTCTAGAAGGTCCTGATAGTTTGACAGATATACCCGTTAGTCTAACTGCGGTTAATAAAGAAGACAACTATGAAGGTGATTATGAAAATAGCAGAAGAACTGTTATCTACACCCTTGACTTTGATGTGCGCGTTAAATTTATCAGCGCTCCAATTAATCTAAGTGCAGGAGGCGGATTAATTAGTGCAGTTGATGTTAGCTATTTTGACTTTGACAGTGAGCCTGATGCAGATCCTTTGGTGTCAACTCGAACACGTGCACACTTTGAGGATCAAACATCCCTTAATGAAGGCTTTGAGATTGAATATTTTGAGGAACAATTTCCACCCATACCAGTAACTTATGAAACCAGACCAATCCCATAAGAGCGAGTTAATGAAAAATTTGACTGGTCAGCTTGAGATTATGATGCCAGCCCCACCAGCTCCAAAGATTTTAACACCTGAGCCAAGCGATGAAGCACTAATAAGCGATGCACAGGATGATTTTGAATATGCTCGAGTGCGCATGAAAAAATTGCTTGATACAAGTGATGAAGTAATTAGTAATTTACATGCACTTGCTACCGATGCTGAACATCCTCGGGCATATGAGGTGCTTGGCAATATGATTAAACAAAGTGCTGAAATGAATCAGCAGCTACTTGATCTTCAAAAGCAGCGTAAGCTGTTGATCAAAGGAAATAAACCTAATGAGGCAAATAGTACAACAAACAATGCAATTTTTGTTGGTACAACTATTGAACTTCAAAAATTCTTAAGCAATCAACAGGCATAGATAAGATGTAGCAATCGGCTTCATTACATTCAGCCGAAGGTGCATGGCACCTATTATACATAATGTTGAAAGTTTGTAAACAAAAAAATGCAAAATAATTCATATAATGGAAATCCCAAAATCAAAGCAGATGGGGTACAACAAAATTTCTCAGCGCATGAAGTTAGCGAATATATTCGTTGCCGAAATGATGTTGAATATTTTTGCAAGAATTATGTAAAGGTTATTAGTCTGGATCATGGACTTGTGCCATTTGAATTGCGAGGCTATCAGAGCAATCTTGTAAAACACTATAGTGATAATCGATTTAGTATTGTTCTAGCACCTAGACAGAGCGGTAAGAGTGTGACTAGTGTTGCATGGCTGCTGCACTATATGGTTTTCAATGCAGATAAAAAGGTTGCAGTGCTTGCTAATAAAGGTGCAACTGCTCGCGAGATGTTGAGTCGCTTTACTCTCATGCTTGAAAATCTGCCATTCTTTTTGCAGCCAGGTGTGCGAGTGCTCAATAAAGGTAATATTGTATTTGCTCATAATAGTGAGATTATTGCAGCGGCAACAAGCAGCAGCAGTATTCGAGGCATAAGTGCAAACATTATTTTTCTTGATGAGTTTGCCTTTGTGCATAAAGCTGAAGAGTTTTATACCTCAACCTATCCAGTAATTAGTTCTGGCAGTGATACAAAGGTTATTATTACAAGCACACCAAATGGTGTTGGCAATATGTTCTATAAACTATGGCAAGGCGCAATTAGTAATAGCAACGAATTTAAACCGTTTACTATTAATTGGCGTGATGTGCCAGGTCGAGATGATGATTGGCGTGCAAAGACAATTGCAAATACAAGTGAAGCACAGTTTCGACAGGAGTTCTCTTGTGAATTTGTTGGCAGCGCTGATACACTAATAGGCAGCACATGTTTGTTGGGCTTGCAAGCACAAAGTCCAATTAATATGCAGCATGATATTGTTTATTATGAGGCACCACAAGAAGATCATGCCTATATACTTGTAGCTGATGTTAGTAAAGGTCGTGGACAGGATTATAGCACCTTCTCGGTAATTGATATATCAACTAAACCATTTAAGCAGGTTTGTACCTATCGCAACAATACCATTTCACCACTGCTATTTCCAAATCTTATTGTTCGGGCAGCAACGCAATATAATCAAGCACTTGTTATTATTGAAAACAATGACGTTGGTCAGGTTGTGTGTAATGCTGTTTATTATGACTATGAATATGAAAATATGTTTACGACAAGTGCTGTTAAGAGCAATGGCATTGGCGTTGTCATGACCAAAAAAGTTAAACGCATTGGCTGCAGTAACTTAAAAGACTTGCTTGAAGCTAATAAACTGCATATTGTTGATGCATATACTATTGCTGAACTTGCAAACTTTGTACCAAAGGGTGATAGCTTTGCTGCAAGTGAAGGCGCACATGATGATAGTGTTATGAATTTCGTACTCTTCTCGTGGTTTGTGAGTACGGACGTGTTTAATGGCATGAGCGATACTGACCTGCGCGAGTTGTTATATAGCGAAAAGATGCTTGAGATGGAAGAGGATCTACCACCATTTGGTTATGTTTCAACAACATCATCAACGGGCAGTGCATATGATGAGCTTATAGATAATGCAAGAGAGTGGCATACTCTTTGAAAGTGAATAATTTATAAATAAGTTTGTGAGTCATAAACTTAGTATGCAATAAACTTATTAACAACAACTGAAAGGAAACAAATATGGGATTTTTAATATCACCTGGAGTAGAAGTCAAAGAAACAGATTTGACAAATATCATACCCGCACTAGCAACAAGCGTTGGTGGTTTTGCAGGGTTTTTTAGATGGGGACCAGTTAACACACCAGTTAACATCGGTTCTGAAACTGAACTAGCACGAACATTCGGAGCACCAACAAGTGCAGGAGATTATGAAACTAGTTTCATGACAGCAGCAAGCTATTTGAAATATAGCAACGCATTGCGTGTTGTTCGTACAGCCGATGGCAGCTCAAATGCTCATAGTTCAAATGATTTTACCGCTGGTTATGGCTACGGTGAAACTGCTAATGGCACAGGCATTTCTCCAGCTCTTAATATTAATAATATTGGTGACCTTTCAAATAGTCAAAGTGCGCTTCAAGCCTCTCGTATAAGATTTGTTTCCCGTTACCCTGGTGCACTTGGAAATTCTATTAGTGTATTTGTTATTGATTCAAATACAACTGATATCGAAATACCAGCGGCTATTAAATCAGCAAAAACATATAATCCAAGTTCTACTGGTTGGAGCGACGATCAAGCAGGTATACTTAATAAGACTGTAGTAAATGATGAATTAACAATTATTGTTTATGATAGATTGGGTCTTATTACTGGTACTGCTGGAGAAGTTCTTGAGGTATATCAAGGTCTTTCTTACTTTACTGCAGCAAAAAATACTTCAGGTCAATCAATCTATTGGGCTGATGTTCTTAATAATAATTCAAGTTATGTTTGGGGTGTAAACTTCACAACTGATAAAGATGGTTTAACATCAGCATCATATGTTGATTATTTCACTATTGAATTATTTGACGGTCCATATCTTTTTGAAGGTGGAGTTGATTCTACTACATTTTCTGAATCTACTATATTAGCATCCATTGACGAGTTTCAAAATGCTGAATCAATTGATATTAACTTTGTGTTTGCTCATAATTTTGCAGTAACAGCAACTCAATTGCAAGTAGATAATAAGCTTATTGAACTTGCATCATCTCGTCGCGATTGTTTAGCTTTTATTAGTGCACCACTTTCAATAGCTACTTCATCTACTGATAGGCTTGAAACAGTTAAAGCTAAATTCAGTGCTCTTAGTGGAGCAAATAGCTATACTGTATTTGATAGCACTCCAGTTTATGTCTATAACCGTTATCGTGATGCTTTTGTTTGGATTCCGGCTTGCGGACATATGGCTGGTCTTTGCGCCAAAACAGATCGTCTCGCTGATCCATGGTTTAGTCCTGCTGGATTCAACAGAGGCAATCTATTGGGTGTAACAAAACTTGCTTATAATCCAAAACAGACTGATCGCGATGATCTATACAC